AGCGCGGGGGCGTAGATCAGGCTGGTGCCCGACACGCTCGACTGCGACAGCAGGTAGCCCAGCGAGGTCGTGGCCGGCACGGTCGTCGTGGGGCTGGCGTCCGTGTCCCAGGCGATGTAGGCGTAGCGGTTGCCTTGGGTGTTGTTCCAGTTCGCAAAGGCCAGCTTCAGGGTGTTGCCAGAGCCGTTGTCCGGGTCGAAGGACGTGAAGAACGAGGCCCAGTCCTGGGTGATGCCGGTGATGGCCGTCATGAACGTGCCCGGCACAGCGGTGACGGCGCCTTGCGAAGTGACCGCGCCATCAGCAAGACGCAGGTTCAGGGCGTCAGCCAGCGTGCCCGTGCAGTACGTGATGGTCGAGCTCGCGCCAGTGGTGTTGCTCGTGAACACGAAGGCGCCCGAGACGCTGTCATACGAGACGGTGAAGTTCGGCGTCGTGAACGCGGCCTGGATGATCGTGGCGGCGTTCGAGAAGCTGGTCGCGCCAGATAGGGTGATCGTGCCCGAGGTCTTCTGGGTGCCATCGGTCGTGATGATCAGCGTGCCGGTCAGGGCCTGCAGCTGGGCCAGCGTCAGCGAAGAAACCGAGGCGCCGCGCAGGTAGGCGGCAACGTTGGCCGTGTTGTACTGCGCCACCAGCAGCGCGCCAGGCTTGACGTTGGAGTTGTCGAAGCCGGCGAAGTAGACCGCAGCCGCCGTCGCCTCCGTGCTGCTGGCGCCGTAGTACGTCGCCACGGCAGCGGCCGAAGCGAACGACAGCACCGAGCCGATGGGCGTTCGGGTGCCATTGGTCAGCATCAGGCCGTTGAGGTCGAGTGCCGAGCCCCCGGCGCTGATGACGCCCGGGACGATCGACACGAAATAGCTGGCGGGGATGGACTTCGTCATGGACGCTCCGGGACTTGGTTGTTGCGGGCGTGCCGCGGCGGTCGGGAATGAAAAAAGCCGCCCGAAGGCGGCTCTATGCGGTGTGGTGTCTGGTCAGGCGGGGTACGCGGCGTCGACGTCAATGACTCCGGCGACGAGCTCGGCGGCGAAGTCCTGCGACACGGTGACAACCGGGTCAACCTGCAGGTAGCAGTCCGTCGTCCAGCGTTGCTGGATCTGGTGAGACTCGTCCAGGAACTTCATCTGGCGCGGTTCGCTCGTGTAGAGCGGAGTTGCGCCGAGGGCCATGGCGTCGAACTGGTCCACGCCCCAATCGGAACGGAACAGGGTGGCGAGGATCTGGGCGTTGTCGCCCGACAGCGGGCCGAACGTGTCCACCTGGATGGTCATGTTCGTGCTCATGGTGTCCTGCCGCGTTTGCGGGTTGGACGGGAAGCCGTCGGTGTACTCGGTCAGGTTCGTGGCCAACCGGGTGCGAGTGATCGGCGTCATCACGGCGTAGTTCGTAGCCTGCGGCAGCGGAACACGGTTGTCCTGGCCGACCACGATGGCGGTGCCAGTGGGCAGCACAGCCACGAGGAACTGACCGAGCGCCTGCAAGGCATTGCTCTCGGTGATGCTCAGGGTCGGTTGGGTCATGACGGCTGCCTGACGATGGCTGCCTTCGTCCAGCCATCCATGCGATTCCAGTTCTCGAGCATGATCGTCACCAGCCAGACCGACCCATCAGGCAACGTCACGAGGTCGCCGCCCGCGTTATCCGGCCGGCTCACACCCTCAAGGTTTCCGTTGACGTAGATCGCCAGCTTCTCGCCCTGGATGTTCAGGCCGTCGACCTGGGCGAGCTCGGCGGAGGTCAGCGCCTGGACTTGGCCCAGCATCGTCGTCGTGCTGTACGTCGGGACGCGCGTGAAGTCTGCGTTCTGCGTTACGCCGGTCGCATGGCGCACCGTGACCGTCAGCATCGGATTCACCCGGGAGATGATCCCGCTCACGCGTTGGTGGAGGTTCACGACGGGTCGCCGACTTGGTGTTGGACGGAGGCGATCAGGAGGCCCGTGTCGTCCAGAGGCGTCGTGCGGTCAGATCCGGGCTCGCCGGCAGCCACGCGGCGCGCGGCCTCGCCGACCTTGGCGCCAGACATGCGCCAGCTCGGGTCGCCCTTGTGCTCGTCCTTCATCTTGCGGATCATCAGCGTGATCGGGGACAGCGCCGTGAAGTCGCCAGCCGCCAGAGTCTTCGCGACGTCCGCGGCAGCGGCAGCCCCGACAGCGTCAAGCACGTCATCGGTCGTCATCTGGCCCTTGAGCACGCGACGCATGCCGCCAGCGATGTCGGCCGACCATTCGTTCTTCTTGTCCTCGATCGTTGGGCGCATGAATGGGCGCGGTGGGATCGCCTGCTCTGGCGCGCCGAACTCCTGGATCGTCGCGACATAAGCGACTGACGTCCCATCCTCGTAGATGGCGCCGGGAAAGAACCCGACCTTGGCCTCGCGATTGGCGAAGCCGGCGCCGATGGCGTCGATCTTGGCCATCACGCGACTCAGGTCGAACTTGCCAGCCATCAGAAGCACCGGCCAAGGAAGCCGCCGCCGGCCTGGCGGAACGAGGCGCGCTCCAGAGAGCCGCCCACCATGATGCCGCCGGCCGACTTCACGCTGAGCAGTGCCCAGAGTTGAAGACCGTACGGCGTGCTGGCCAGCCAATACTGCCAGCCGCTCGTGGCCGGCGACGGGACAACCTGCAGGCTCACGGAGCCCTCGGTCGCGCCGGCCACCGGGCCGACCACCGCGCCAGGGTCAGCGACCAACATGGCGCTGATCTGGGTCAGGTGGCCCGTCATGAGGTTCAGGCCTAGTTGCAACGAGTCGCCGCTGAGCAGGCAACCGTCGTACGGCGTCATGATGTTGGACGCCACCCCGAACGTGGCCGCCAGCGCGGTCGGATCCGTCGCCGCCAGCGCGGGGCATGCCGCCTGGAACGACGCCAGATCGAAAGTGTGCAGGGCCACGGCGCGCGCTCAGGTCAGATGCGATGCGGGTCGCTGGACTTCGGCGTGTCGATCGTCACGATGAAGTCCGGGAAGTCAGCCTCGGTCTTCGGGCTGGACTTGTCCACGCGGTTCATGTCGGCCACGGCCTTTTCGACGGCCGTGTCCTTCTTCTGGACGGTGATGTAGCCGTTCTTCTTGTGGATCTGGAACACGCTGTTCTTCTCCAGCACTTCGAGTTCTTCGTCCGTGACCTGCGTGCCGAAGCCCAGCGGCGTCCAGACGTCGGAGCTGCCGGACTTGTGAGCGACGGTGGCGCCACCCTTGACGTGGATAGTTCGGCCTTCGACGGGGAGCGCGCCGCCATCGGGCGGAGGCAGCCATTCGGTGTAGCCCATGTTGGTGGCCAGGGTGCTGAAGACGTGGGGCATGCGGTTTCTCTTCTATCGGGTGGAATGAAAAAGGCCCCGCGGGGTTGCCGCGAGGCCTTCGGGGAGCGGACAGTCCGCCGGGGTCAGATGCCGCTGGCGCGCACCACGGCGTACGGGCGCTTCAGAAGAACGCCGGCCGTAGCGCAAGCGTAGTCTTCGACGACCGACTTCGGCAGCTGCTGCACGCCGAGCGCCATGAACTTGGCCGGAACGATCTGGTCGAACACGCGGCCGTTGTCCGTGGAGCCGTCTTCGACGGACTCGGCGTACAGGTAGAACACGTTCGCGCCACCGTTGGCCGAGTTCAGCTGGGGAGCCGACTCGACGCGCATCATCGGGTAGGTCTCGCGGATCCAGCCCATGACAGACTGGTTGCCGTAGACCGCCACCGTCGACAGGTAGGCGTAGTTGTTCGTCGAGACGGCCAGGGTCGTCGGCGTGGTGCCCGGGTTGATCAGGTCTTGCGACTGCGTTTGCAGCTTGGCCGCGGCCTGGCGGATGTCCGCCGTGATCTCGGTGAACGTCTTGTTCGCCCACAGGGTGGACGAGGACGCACCGGCGGCCACGGTGTAGTACGCCGGCAGGCTCGGGTCGTTCAGGAAGCCATACGTGCGGTTGTTGCCGCCGTTGTAGCCCGAGAAGCCGATCGTGTTGCGCTGCACCTCGAGCGACAGAGCGGCGCTGTTGCGCTTCTCAGCCGCCGAGTCGATGCGCAGGCGAGCCGCGCGTGCCGCTTCCAGGCGGAACACTTCCGTGCCCTTTTCGAAGCGCACGACGGTGCGGCGCTCGAAGTTCACGTTCCACGAGGACAGCGAGACGTTCGAGTAGTCCGCGTAGGGCACCGCGCCGCCGACCGGCTCCAGGACACCCTGCACGACTTCCTCGTCTTCCCACGAGCCGACGGTCGACATGCCGATGAGGTTGTCGATCTTGCGCGCCGCCGTTTGGATGCGCACGAAGCCCGGCAGCCACTGTTGCAGGAACTGCACCGGGGTGCCAATCGTTGCCGTGGTGACGAGGCCCTGCTGATCGTCCATCGCGTAGCCGACGGCGCGAGCCATCTGGGCGACTTGCGCGGGCGGCAGGTTGATGCCGATCTTGGCGAGGGCTTGGTAGCCCTCGACCTGGTCCATCGACATCTGCATCGTGCGCGGACGACCGGAGGCGTCCACGAAGCTGCGCGGATCTTGGTGCGAGTGCACCATCGAGACTTGCTTGGTCATGATCCAACCCTCCTTAGTTGGTCAGGCGGATCGCCACGAGGCCAGCCGCAGAGGTGTAGGAACGCACGACGGCGTTCGGGACGAGAGCGGAGCCGCCCGGGGCCGACGAACCCGGCGCGACGGCGCCCAGGGCACCGGTCGTCAGGTTGTAGGTCACGAGGTCGCCGATGTTGGCCGCGGTCGTCAGGGCGACGACGATCGTGCCCATCTCGAGGAAGTCGCCTTGCCAGTTGTCCGGCACGGTGAGCGTCGGCTGCAGGGTGCCGGAGGTCGTGCCGTACGAGGCGTATTCCTTCGGGTTGCAGAGGATGCCGCCGAAGACGGTTGAGCCGTTCGTGATCGCGCCGCCGACGGTGCAGACGTCGGTGGTGTTCGATCGCGTGTAGGCATAGCCGATGACGTTGGCGGTGCCAGACGAGTTGACGATGCGCGAGCTGGCGCGCGTCGGGCCGTCGTTGAAGACCTCGCCGATGACGCCGAAGCCGTAGTTGACGTTGACGGTGGATTGGAAAGCGCTCATGGCTTAGCCCTCCTTGCGGGTGAGGAACGCGGTGACGAAGTCGGCGGTGCCGGCGTCCATCGCGGTGGAGGTCTTGGCGACCTGGGTCTTGGCGGGGTCGGTCGCAGCCTTGAGGTAGCCGGCGAGCATCGCGGCTTCCTGGCCCTTGGGCGCATCCAGGCCAAGCTTCTTGACGCCGTACGCGGCGACTTCCGACTCGGTCATCTCGGAGTGGTCGAAGGTGCCGACGTGCACGGACAGTTGCTTGGCCAGGGCGTCGCGGCGCTTGATCTCGCCGGTGACGGTCTTGAAGACGGTCGCGGCGTCCATGGCGTTCGGGTGCTTGGCGATGTCGTCCATCTTCATGTCGGAGTCTTTGGCCTCGGCCTTGTCTTCCTTCATGTCCTGATCGCTGTCCTTGGCGTCCTTCTTGTCCGACTTGTCGTCGTCTTCGTCGGCGTCCTCGGCCTTCTTCTCTTCCTTGTCTTCCTTCGGGTCGCCGGCTTCGTCCATCACGGCGCGCAGCGCCATCAGGTGGGCCTTGCGCTCCGCCGGGGTGGCGGTCTTCAGGGTCGCGAGTGCGGTGTCCAGCGCATTGCCGGAGCCGCCCCCGTCTTTGGTTTCAGCCATGGGTGGCTCCTTAGTTTCGGTGGTGGTGGTGTGATCGATCGAGTCCAGGACTGCCACGTCCGGACCCATGCGCCCCGAATGAACGAGGGCCAAGTGATTGCCGCGAATCGTTCGCTGGATGCAGTCGTAGGCCTCGCCCTGGAACACGCCCGGGGTGAAGTCATAGACACAGCGATAGCCGCACGACAATTCCCGCTTCCCGGCTTCGATCAGGCCTGCCATGGATTGGGAGAAAACCTTGAGGTTGGCGAAGACGGTGCCGTTCTCGTAGAACACGTCTTCACCGGTCACGCCCTGGACGCCCTTGCGCTCCGCGGGCATGAGGCCCTGCTCTTCGCTGCCCAACATGACGTGGTTGTCGATCCACGGGATGAGGCGGAAGGAGTCGAGCGTCTCGGGGTCGCTCAGTTCTTCAGCGGGGCGCAGGACGCGATAGCGCTTGTCGGGGTTCTCGGCGTCGCCGACCTGGCGGCCGGAGTAGTCGAAGATGCCGACCTTGGAGATGGGGTTGCGCTTGACCTCAAACCAACCGTTGGTGTCGATCTGGCGCGCGGATTCCTTGTCCATGGCGAAGGCATCCAGCCCGTCCATGGTGTCGGAGGCAACTGACGGCTCGGCCTTCTCTTGCGCCTTCGCCCACGCCATCGCGACCTGCTCGTCAATCGCTGGGTGCAGCGGTTCGGGCAGACTCTCGATTGGCGCCCAGATGTAGCCGGTGTGCTCGTCGTTCAGCGTCGGGCCGAAGACATCGCCAAGGCAGAGGAACAGGCGGAACTGCCCGTCATCCGACAGCAGCGTCAGCGAGCTTGGAGCGTGGCCGGTCTCTTCGACGGATTCGCGGGTGGCGGCTTGCTCGGGAGACTCGCCCTCTTCAATGCCACCAGCCGGAAATCCCCACGTCGACGGATAGGCGCGCGATCGATCCGAGCGCATCAGCAGCAAGACGCGCCCACCCGTCAGGTAGACGATGCCTGCCGCGCCGAATTCCGTCATGGCGTCCTTGGCCTCATGCTCGGCGATGGCGACAGACTGCGCCTCCGAGTGACCGGCCGCGCGCAGTTCCTCAATGTTCTCGGCGATGACTGCTTCGCTCGAACCTTGGTGGAGGGGCATGGCGGTGTCTGCAATTGAAAAGACCCGCGCTTGGCGGGCCTTGTGGATCTGGCGGACTTTCATCCGTCAGTCGTTGGAGAAGTCCAGGATGGGGCGCATCCGACAGCGGCAGAACGGCAGGTCGCCGGGTTTGCCGTACACCGGCTCGCCGTACATCTCGCCGATGTAGGGCGGCTCATCGAGACTGCAGACCTTCCCGTTCAGGGCGATGTGCACTGCTCTCGGTTCGCGGGACCCACTGGTGTGAATCCATTCGTAGGTCTTGACGCCGATGTCGCTCATGCGCGTGGCGTTGACGTTGTTGTAAGCCTTGCGCGTTTGGTCAATCGCCACGTTGCGCGCGTGCCGAACGTTGCCCTGGTACTGCTTGTCCAGGAACGGGACCAAGTCCTGCAGGCCATTGCCCGAGGTGATCGATCGGGAGACGGCGCCCTGCACGTTCGTTAGGTACTTGGCCGGGATCAGTTTGATGAGGCTGACCGCTTCCGTCGTGCTGGCGTTGATCACGTCCATCATGGCCGGCGTGATCTTGGAGGCGTCGAGCGTGACTGCAGCGCTCATCTGGCGCAGGCTCATGCCGAGCGTCACGCCGGAGTTCTTGACCGTGCGATCCATCATCCGCTTGGTCGCCTTCTTGGCCCAGCGGTTGAACAGCGGCTCGTACTTGTCCATCAGGCCGTTCAGCGCCACACGGGCCTTCAGGCTGATGGGGTCGTGGTCGTCAATGCCACCCTCGGCGGCGTCCATGCCATGCGCGGCGTCTGAGTAGACCTGCTGCAGGGTCTTCTTCGTCTCATCGCACATGCGGCGGATGAGGGTGAGGATGACCGCCGTGTATTCCTGCTCGATGGCGGCGTTTGGCGTCAGGACTGCGCCGCGCTGAGCCTCAAGGCTTGGCTGGCGAGTCTTCGGCGGAGTCATCGTCGTCTAGTTCGGCCGCAAGTTCGGGGTCGGGCGGCGGGGTCAGCTCGAGCGCCGCGTAGCCGCTGGCCGGGTCACGCTTCAGGCGCTCCTGCTCGTTCTCCGGGGAGATCGCGCCGGACTGGATCAGCTGCGAGCCGGTCTGGGCCTTGGTCAGGTTCATGTCGGCCTGTTCCTTGGCCGTCGGCGTATCAAGCGGACGCCATTCGACGGTCGTCTCGATGTCCTTGATCTCGGGAACTTCGGAGCGGATGACCAGGAGGTGATGGCGCTCGACAAGGCGCGTCAGGTCGTGAGCCTGGATGCTCTCCAGCTCCTCGTGATAGCTGGCTTCTTCGTACTCACCGGTGGAGTTGAAGCCCTTCGGGACGGTGCCCAGCAGCTTGGTGGCCGGCATGTTGGCCTGCGCGGCAACGATCTGGTACTGCGTCATGATGACGTTGTCCAGGTCGCCGAGGCTGGTGTCGAACTGATCGAACTGGTCGCCTTCCTTATCGCCCAGCTTGACCGAGTAGTTGTCTCGCCAGCTGATCCACTGGTTCATGCGGTCGATGGCCTCATCGCCGAGGGCCGTGAACTTGGCCATGTCCGTCAGCCAGACGTTCGTGCGCTTGGTCTGGACGAGCTGCGGCGCCTCATTGGCCGTACGTTCGGCGCCGTAGACCCGCTCCATGATCCGCTGGGGCAGCGGTACGCCACCGTACATGTACTGCGGCTTGAGCAGGTCGGGCAGGTCACCGTTGCGGAAGATGACTAGGTGCGAGCGGTGGTAGCGCGTGCCGTGGATCAGCCACCACGTCGGCTCGTAGAAGTGCTCCGTGTCCGGCCGCGACGATGCCGCGATGTCCATCTGCGGAGCGCACCAGTACGGATCGACCTGGACGATTCCCTTGTAGGAGCCCTTGGTCACACCGTCTGGGTTGAAGGGCTTCTCGTAGTACTGCGGGTCGGTGGACTCGACCTTGAACAGCGCGATGCGGATGCCGAAGATCCGGCCCATGCGCACGAACTGCTCCATGTTCCAGTTCAGCCGCATCCGGCGGTCGGCCTTGTGGAGCTTCTTCAGGACGGCCGGGTCGATGTCGTCGCCGTCCACGTTGACAATGTCGAAGCCCTGGCGGATCGCGTCGCGGGCCGGGACGGTGCAAGCCTTGTCGATCAGCCAGTGCTGCGCCAGGATGGCTGCGAGCTGGTAGCCGATGAAGGTCTGCGAGGCGTACCACATCGCCAAGACTTCGGGGATATTCATCGCCTGAGCCTGGAGCTTCAGGGCGATGCCACCGTTGCCGGCGTCATCCATCGCGTGGTCGGCGGTGGCGAATCGGGGCAGCTTGGCTCGGATGGCCGACAGCGTGTCCGTGAGGAAAGCGCTCGCCTTCTCCCGTGAGCTCACGCTGTCGAAGGCGTGGGTGCTCCAGAAGGAGGCGGGCTCAGCCGTTTTGGCTGGCGCAGCGGCGGGCTTAGAGCGCAACCAGTCAAACATAGGCTATCCGAAGAAGGAGCGGGGTCGAGCAATCAACTCGGCGAACGCTCGAGAGAACGCATCAACCTGGTCGTCGTGGGTGCCGTTGGGGAAGATGCGCAGTTCGTCGGTGAACTTCTTGTTCCAGTCGCCACGCAGGACGGCGACGTTGCCAACGTTCACCTGCGCTGCGGCTGGCTCGGCGCGGGTGATCTTGTCGCCAGTCTCGGGCGAGCTCGTGACCTTATAGCCAGACAATGCCCGCGTCAGGTACAGGATCTGCGTCTTGCCGGCCTGTCCCGGGTCTTGGGGAAAGGACTGCTTGGTCAGTACGCCGTCGCTCTTGGTCGTGTTGATGATCGCGGCGTCTCGCTTGTCCGGGCCGCGCTGGAAGCGGGTCACGTCGGCAACGATGAACTTGCCTTCGGCGGTCTTGCCGAGCTTGAGGCCAACCGTCCAGTCGCCCCCGTTCTCGACGCTAGCCAAGTCCCAGCCTCGCACCCAGTTGATGGAGCCGGCCGGCAGCGCGTCGATGACCTCGATCTGATCGGGCTTGAACAGTTCGCCGTCTGCTGGCGCCGGGCGCTGCTGGAACAGCGAAGCCCACGTGCTGGCGTTCGTTTCGAACTGCGCCCAGTGCTGGCGATCGAACCACTCAGGCCATAGATAGTCGCCGCGGGCGCGGCCCAGCGGGTCGTTGTCCACCTCGCATCGAGCCTGGAGGCAGATTACTTCCCAGTCCATGCCGTCGCGGCAGCGGATAGTCCCACTCTGGCCGTTCCAGTCGATCGGCAGGATCCGGCCGGCGAGGTCATCCTCGTGCCAACGCGTCTGAATCAGGCAGATCCACCCGCCAGGAATCAAGCGTGTCTTGAGGTCGTTCTCGTAGGCGTCCCAGGTCTTTTCCCGGATCGTCTCCGACTGCGCATCCTCGCGGCCCTTGATTGGGTCATCGATGATCAGGCCATGGGCGCGGTTGCCGGTGATCCCCGAAAGGATGCCGCCGGACATGTACTCGCTGCCGTTGGTCAAGGCGAACTCTTCAGCCGCCCTGCTCTCCTTGGTCAGTCCGCAACCGAATATGCCGCCGTACCGCGGCTGATTGATGATCGACCGGGTGCGCCGGCCCATCTTGCGCGCCAGCCCGGAGCCATAGCTCGAGAGGATCAGACGACGATTCGGCTTAGCCCCGAGATAGGCGGACGGGAAGACGACGCTGGCATAGGACGACTTCGCGCTGCCCGGCGGCATGAACACCATGAGGCGTCCGTGGCGCTTCTCGCTCAATTCCTGAAGCTTGCGCAGCAGAAGTCGGTGGTGGTCAGCGAGTGTCGTCTCAACCGGCTGGAAGAACTCTGTGTCCGGGTCATCGCCATCGCCTACCGGTTTGCCCGGAATGTCAATGGCGTTGGCGTAGTCGAGGAGGTTAGTCCGTGCTCGGCGACGGATCAGCAGCTCGCGCGCCGCCTCCCGCTGCGATGGCGAATAGTTCATCGTCGGTCAGGTCGCGGAGCTTGCGCGCGCCATCGACGGTTGCGGTCACATCGACCTGGGTGGGGGCCGCCTGGATGCCGTGGGCCTCCCGCTCCAGCCCAATCGCGTTCTTGGCCGCGTCGGTCAGAGTCTTCAGGGTCTTGGCTCGTTCAGGCAGGCTGATCACTGCGCGGTACAGGTCGTTGAGCCTGTCCGTGCCGTTCTCGTTCTCGTTGCGCATGATCTCGCCCAGCCGCTCAAGGTCAGGCAAGTGGCTGGTGTGCGTCTCCAGCTCTTCAATCAGTGTCTCGGTCAGGACGTGGGCGCGGGCGGCGAGTTTCTGATGCTTGATGCGCACGCCGGCCTGCTGGGCAGCGACACCCTCAACCACCTCCCGC